CGCGCAAGCCGACCCCAAGCGTCTTCGGTCTCAGTTCGACTGGTATTAGCCGGTAGGCTTCCTTGGCAAACTCACGCGCCTGCGCCTCAGTGATGCACGGTAAATCCTCGGGGCTCAACTCAGCCAGGGTACAAACCGGCCACTCGTAGGGCTTACCCGTGTCGGGATGAATGCCATAGGCGATGAACTGCTGACCGACCCCTAAGACCTCGATGGGAGGATACTTAAAGCCGCAAAAAGGCTGCGCGGCTCGATAGACCAGCAGGCGCTTGGGCGCGCGCCCGATGCGGACCGCGGGAGTATCGCCTAGCATGCGTTTTGCCAAGGCTTCGATAGCCAGCGCGATGGCGTGCGAATCGAGCATGTCGATGTCAATGCCGATCACCCGGCCAGCGGCAATCCCGATACCGGCCTCAGGCCAGTTGCCCCAGACGTCCACCTCGTTGTCGGTGGTGTCACGTTCGCAATGGCGGCTCCATTTCGGGTACTCATGCCAAGCGCCGAGTTTGTAAAGACCAGGCTTTTTGGTGTTGGGTTGAATCGGCAGAATCGGAAAGCCCCGGTCGACCAGGGTGGCGCCCAACTGCGCCATGAAATTGTTAGCGGTCATGGCGTTCCTCAAAAGGGGGCATCGTCGGCATAGGCTTGCCTGAGGGCATCTTGAAACGCTGTGACTGCCACCTCAATGAGCGTTACCCACTCATACTCGGTCCACTGCATCAAATCGGTTTTTCCGATCTCATCGACATACGCGCCAGCGTTCGTGGCAGCCACTTGCAACGCGCGGGTCTCGTGTTTATTGGGGTCAATCATGCCCTTAAGCCTCAAAGTGATGTTTTGGCAGCGCAGCGAGCACTGCGCCGTGTTGGGTGCATCGATTCGGATATCGGCTGGTGAAAAGCCGAACCCTCGCGAAACTCGTCGACAGATCACGCACGTCATGAAAACCGTGCCCCAACGACCTTGGTAAATGGGCCGTGTGGACGCACCGCGATGGCTAATGGGCAGCGTAGGCTTTTCGCGTACATCATGGCTTCGTCAACCCCGCGAGGTAGTGGAAGCCCTTGAGCGCGATTGGCCCACCAGCTGGCCGCCTTTTGGCGTGGATAGCCCCGGTGCTCAATGCAGACCCATTCACTGTGTTGCGTGAGGCCACTCCAGTAATCCACGCGCAGTGATGGGGGCTTGCCAGGCTTCTCATGACGGGCATAGGCAATTCGTGTCACCGGCACCCATTCCGATTTACCGCTGGAGAGCACATCCAAGGTGCTGGCCTTGGCTTCGATCTTGAGATCCGGCGGCGGGAACCCATAGCCGCAATCGGGGCAGGTGCGCACCGAGGCGTGAACGATGCTGTTGCACGCTGGGCAAGCCTTCGTGGGAGCGACGCCATCGTCGCCACCCTTGGGTCGCTTAGGGTTGACGGCGTCAATGGGTCCGTGGCGGGCAATGTTACCTGCGAAGTCGAGCACCAGGCAGTCCGCCTTACCAGGTGCCAGGCGACAACCTCGTCCAACGATCTGCACATACAGCCCTGCCGATTTTGTTGGCCGCAGCATCGCTAGTAGGTCAACGCCCGGTGCGTTAAAGCCGGTGGTCAGCACATTGGCGTTGGTCAGACATTGAATCTTGCCAGCCTTAAAGTCATTGATGATGGCCTCGCGCTGTGTGCCGGGTGTGTCCCCGATGATGGCCTCGCAGGTCACACCACGCGTTCGAATTGCATCGCGCACGTGATGGGCGTGGTCCACACCTGCGCAGAAGATGAGCCAGCTTTTGCGGTCCTTACCGTAGGCCATGATTTCATCAACCGCAGCCTGCGTGATCGCATCTTTGTCGAGCGCTGCTTCCAGCTCTTTGACGATGAAGTCTCCACCGCGGCTTCCAACCCCCGTGAGGTCCATGTGAGTGGCCATGCGCTTGGAGATCAATGGCGCGAGGTAGCCCTGTTCGATCAGCTCGCGAACGGACACCTCGTAGGCAATGTCAGTGAAAATCGCATCATCGCCCTCATGCAAAAGCCCTGAGTCCAAGCGATAGGGCGTTGCCGTTAGGCCGATCACCTTCATCTGGGGGTTGAGTCGGCCTAGGTCGGCAAGGAAGCGCCGGTAGATGGTGTTGCTCGAGCGTGGAATCAGATGCGCTTCGTCAATGAGAACGAGGTCGCATTGCTGCACGTCGTAGACGCGTTTGTGGATCGACTGAATGCCGGCAAAGAGGATCCGAGCGTGAATATCGCGCTGCCTTAGGCCTGCCGAGTAAATGCCTGCTGGCGCCTGCGGCCAGAGCTTCTTGAGCTCGGTGTAGTTCTGCTCGATCAGCTCGCGCACATGTGTCACGATCAAGATGCGCTGATCGGGGTACGCCTTGAGCACGCCCTCAACGAAGCTCGCCATGACGAGGGACTTGCCCCCGGCGGTCGGTATCACGATGAGCGGGTTGCCCGTGTCTTCATGAAAGTAGTTGTAGATGCCTTGAATGGCACCGCGCTGGTAGGGGCGAAGGGCTAGCTGCTTCATGAGGAGGCTCGCTTAATCGGGGTTGTTCGACTTGAGTTTTCCTGTATCGCGCCAGCGATGCCCAGGTGCAAATTCATACTCGACCCAGCCCTCGCCAGCATCCACTTGCTCGCCTGGGACAAGCGATGGAATAAACAAGTGCGAGGCGCAGGCTGTGCGCTGCTCGGCCTCGCTTAACCCTCGGTCGTGATGCGCGCAGTGCCAGCCGCCGTCGACAGGTGTCGCATGCAGGCAGGTTCGACAATTGATCTCAGGGGTTGCTGCATCGCCTGCGCCAGCGTGACAAACCGGTGCGTGGTCACACATGCGGCACTGGTACCACGCAGGGTCTGCGCTGATGCCCGCAGGCGGCGTGGCTGCGAAGATGATTCGCTTAGCCTTGGCCAATAGGCTCTCCGCAAAAGCTTGATCGACCTCAACCCGCTCGACGTAAATGTCATCGGTATCCTTGCAAACGGCCAGATACATCGCACGAGTCAAGCCCATGAGGTGCATGTAGGTCTGCATCTGGGCAAAGTGCAGCGGCTTGCTCACTTGGACTTTCTTGGCCAACAGGTCGTTGAAGCTTTTCAACGAGTGCGTCTTAAACTCCAGCACATGCCAAGTCTTAGGGGCTTCCAGCAAGTTGATGGCTACACCATCTAGCGAGCCCCCAAAGTGGCCGCCATGAGCCTCGATTCGGAACTGCCGGCCCGTGTCCGGATCAACTTCCAGAACCGTAGCACCCGTGCGGCGCAGGTTTTGCACTAACCGAGCCTCCTCGAGCTGCCCCGTTTCGAAAAGACGCAGCAGACGGCCAGAATGTCGTGCTCGGGTGACCCATCGAAAATCAAACCATAGCGCGCGTTCGCAATCCTTACCGATGAGCGATGCGCCAAGGTGAGCTCGAAACCCATCGCTCACATCGGCCTCATAAGACGCAAAAATCGCCTCTCGGGTGGGGCTCGCCATAAAGGGCAACTCAGCCATGCTCGACCCCCTGTTGGGCTTGGAGCGCGCGTGCGCGGCTAAGCGCCGACTGCCAGTGCGCTTCATCGCAATCGGCCCGCAACACTTCGATGAGGGCATCTTTGAAGCGCTCACGATGACCGACCGGCCCCGTTCGACGAAGCTTGGCGAGGTGTGCGATCAACTGCGCTACTTCCTGCCGCTTAAAGCGTAATTCGGTCTTGGCCCGATGAAAGTGGGTGGCATCCATGGACCCTTTGTCGGTTTGGCGCCGGATATCGGCGAGCGCCACTTGGATTCGGATCGAAGCGATCTCATCGCGAAGCGCAGCCAAGCGATCCTGGCAGCCCTGCCGTGTGCTGGGGAGTCGGATTGGCCTCGGGGCGGGCGCATGCTCAATCATCGCAACCACTCCTCTAAGCGTGCCGCTTCCAGGGCAGGCCGTTGGCTGCAGGCGTCGATGTGGGCGCAACCGTGATGGGACGTGCGCCAGCAGGTGCAGATTGCGGCGTGAACGACGGCGCGGGCGGCGCTGCTGTTGCGCTGGCACCGCCTCGCGGCAGATAGCGAATGGAGTTGGACTCGCCGTACATGCCCTTCGGGGGCCGCACCCGCACATCGAGCGTCATTGGGACCAAGTGCAACTGCTCGGAGTTACTGACTTGCATCTTGCCCACCGCGCGGCAGATGGAAGACAGCGTGCGCTGGGCAATCTGGACCGTGTCAGGGCTGGCATTCCCTAAGTTAAGGCGGTCGAAAAGTTTTCGTCCGGCATAGAGCCCATCGAGGATGTCGAGCTCTAAGTAGAGGTACTGACCGGTGCCATCTTTGGTGGGGCGCATTTCGCTTGCCACGATCTGGCCGAGATATTTACCGGGTGGGAGCACCTCGTAGGCACTGCTGGGTTGAACGGCTGATGCGTCAAAGGTTTGTCCTAACGAAGCCATGGCATGGGTTCCTTGTTTAAGTGCGGGAGGTGGAAGCGGGCTGCAGCGACTTATGCAACGTTTCTGGCATGGCCTGGGCAAAGGCAGACCACTCAAGCGGAAGTGAATCAGGCAGGTCGTAGCGGTTCTTGGCCAAAAAGGCTGGGCGCTCAACGGTGTGAATCACACGTTCGCCAGAGCCCACGGCACGGCTAACCTTTTTGTTGAAGCCAACGTCGGCCTTAACCGTAGCGATGCGGTAATTGGCAAACAGCACCACGTCCGAGTGCTCTTGCAACAAGGCAGCCGCGCGGGCATGGAGCTTAATGACGTATCGGTCGTAAGGGTCGTGCTCAGGCGAGTCAAAGCGCTTGATGTCGGTGTGGGCGATCTGCACCACGGTCATACCGCGGTCATCGCGCAGCGCATTGAGGCCATCGATGTATTGGCGCCAAAGGTTCAGGGCCGCCACATAGCCCTTTCCGTAGCCAGCATCCTCGATCGAATGCCAGCCGTTGTCACGGCAAGCTTTGGCCCAAACGAGCGGCTCGAGCCAATCCACGCTGTCGACCACGACCGTGGAAAAGTCGTGTTGCTCGGTGTAGAGCGCTGCAAGCGCCTCCATCACCTCATCGAAAGTTCGTGACAGCGGAAAATTTGCTGCCGACAGCGTGCCCAGTCCATCTTCGGTCTGGATAAACACGGGCTTGTTGGCCTGGCCTGCGAAGGTGGTTTTACCCACACCCGCAACGCCGTGAATCAACACCCTGGGGGGCTTGGGTGAACCAGCCCGATTGAGTTGTGCAAGAGAGATGGCCATCAGAGAGCCTCCCCAAATTTGATGTCATTGGCTGCCTCAGGCTCAGCACCGTCCACGATGCGCTCAAGCCTGTAGGTGGGCTTTCCGGCCCTGAGCGTGCGGGCAGGCTCAAACAGTTGGCGCACGGCAGGCGGCCAGGCCGTGTACTTGGCCTCGGCGACCTTAACCTCCAGACTCACGTAGTCCTCAGGATCCTCCCCCCACTTGCGCAGCGCATCGACGGCGTCTTTGAGCTTTCGTTGGTCGTAGTCGACCTTTTTCGGAAGATCAGCAACGATGGTGTGGCCATCCACATTAAAGCGAACCATGCCAGTCGTCTTTCCGGCTTCTCGGCGCAACTGTCCCGCGCGCGCGCCAAAGCGGCGATGGAGCACGCCTTGCAAAAATTGCTTGTAATGACGGGCGGCTTCTTCTGCGGCAGACACACGTTGAACAAGTCTGTCGAAATCTTCAAGAGGCAGGCTCTCGAGCTCTGCCAGCACAATATTGCCAATCTCGTCTAAGGTATCGGGTTCGGGGACCATGGTGACTCGCTTTCTCAGTGGGTGGCTTTGAGGGGGTTGGAGGGTAGGGGCGAAGCCCTTTTGAGACGCTTGCGAATCTCAGCGGGTGTCAACGTGCTTGCCGATCGCACCGCAAGGTACTTGTAGTGGCAGCTGCCGATTTTTTTGCTAAAGAGGTGAACGAGGCCTAACTCGCAAGCAATCCACATGCGACGAGCGATCGCATGCAAGCGATGTCGCTCTAGGGCACAGCGCCCGCTGCTGCTCCCGAACCGATCCACCATCAGGTAGCCCTCGTGATATTGGATCGACTGGCCCACGAGCGCCGTTGCGATCCACTCGCAAAGCGCCGCCTCGGTCAGTTTCGCCACCGGTAATAGCGGCTCCTGAAGGGTGACCACGCCGGCCTCGAGCTTAGGTGTGGGGTCCATGTCGGGCGTTTTCAGTGTTGGGTTCGAGTCGACCATCAAAGCTCCAGGCGTAAGTTGCCCCACCACCAGCGCCGACCAAGGCCTGATGTCTGTGGTTCTTAAAGATTTCTACTGGGCGAGGGCAGCTGTTTTCTCAGTCCACTCGCAGTCGGTCAGGCTGCAGGTCGAAAGCCAAACATGCGTAGGTGCATGCGCAGGTCGTCTACACGACGATAAAACGTTGCGGTTGACATGCCCGAGGCGTTGGCTGCGCTTGGCAGATCGTGGTGGGTGTCAATGAGCTTGAAGAGGTCCGCTTGACTCTGACTCATGCAATCGAGTGCGACTTGGATATCGTGCAGCGTCTCGGTGTCAGAGAACATGTCGTGATCGTTGCTCCAAAGCGGGGTGATGCAATCACTCATGTCGCTCGCGTCTTCATCCCGATAAAACTCGGGGTCATTTGCG